TTCATGGCTTTGTGGATGGCGATTAGCTTCCAAAACTTAACAGCTGAACGTTTACGCATTTGGTACCTCAAGGAGTCAAACCATGCGGTTTGAATCGTAGTATCGCTGCTTCGCAAGCGACTAGCCGTCGCTGACGTGAGCCAAATTTCAGAGATCAGTTCTGCTTGCGCTATTCCTACTCTATCTTGATCTTCATCCTCAATTTTATCAGTAATAAGTGAGTCTAAGATATCCCTTTGTGCGACAAATGCACTATGGTTATTTATAGGACCATTGAAAACGAAAGTGCAACGATCTTTGAAAGGAAGGTAGGTAAAGACACGTATAAGAATTGCATCTGGACAACGAATAAGAAAGCCGGCGACAGTGTAGCCTTCAAACCGTTTCACAAAGTTCACGGAGATCATGATGTTATTTGTTCCTAGTTTCTTTAAATAGCAACTTTATACAAACTCTTTTATTAACCTATCCACGATATCTGAGGTGTGACCCCATACACATGATAGATGACGCGAGACGAGTCGTATATCGTTCGTATCCATGTTAAGGACGTCTGAGTACTTCACGGACATGGGGTCAGTACGTGTCCAGGAGAGTAGCAATTTCACGATCCGGTGCGTTGAAGTAAGACGAGGACAGATCCACGGATCGTCAGAGTTTAAACAGTCACGCCCCAAACGTCTCTCGACTTCAGACATGTAATACATGTCTGCTTTCGTCACAGTGTACCCCGTCGGACGCAGTATGTCGTTAATTCGGTCCGTTGTGTAGTGGAGAGAGCGTTGAATCTTAGGACGAAAGTCTCTTGTTGACGTTAGCTGAATGGATTGAGAATTCCCGATCAAATTTGCTCCACTAGTTGTATAACAAATAACCCACGACTGAGAGTGGGTCGATCGCACAATAGACGTATTAAAAACACACGCCGGGCTTGTGGCAGAGATCAGCCAACGAGCTTTTTCTTCACAACATATTACTCGCAAAACGACAAGTTTTCCGTGAGGAATCATGTTCAAGAAAGCAATATGAATATCGAGCGGCTGTTCCGTGTCGATTATAATGACGTCGTACTCGTCCTCGAAGATAAGATTCGGGTACACTGTAAAATCTCCCCCGAACTCATAGACATGCTTCGACCACTTAAAGCTCTCTGACATTCCTGTCTCAAGAACCTCCGGTGGGATGTAAGTGCCTTCTCGCTGGGTAATTAGCGGAAACGAAGTTCGTAGATCTAAGCCCGTCACGCTTGATGCTTCGGCTCTTAAACAAATAGACGCAGTAGCTCCGTGCCCGACTCCGACTACAAGGATTCTTCTATTCTTGATTTGTTTCGACATGCGATGAACAAGAACAGACCATACAGAAAGTGCTCCAGCATATCTTCCAAATGGACGAAGTAAGTTTCCTGTAAAAATATCGATTTTCCGATCTGATTCGCTTGTTCGACTGCACTCGTGTCGCGACAAGTACTCACCGAACATGTGTTCGACATTCCAGGTGACTTGACCAAGAGAAGACGTGAATGTCAGTGGAGGGAAACCGTGCTGTGGATTAGTCCGGAGTCGCACGTCGAGTGTCCTGTTACGGAACTCACGTATGGCTTCTTTTCCCGTTATGTTGCAGTATCCGATAATCGGTCGGTGTGACCACAGGATATCATCTCCGCCGCGCTTTCCCCGTAAAATGTCCTGTAAGGTATTCGAGAGCAAAGTCAAACCTAGAACATTTGGTCTTAGTTGTTCGGCTTGAGTATATGCAGCGTCGAGTAGCATCTTATCGTATGGCTTAATAATGAGTTTTGCCGGATCAAACGATGTCATAGATACAATTGCGATACACGTAATAAGAAGTAATGAATTATACCGCTGCGTGGTGTCCTGAAATAATAGGATTCGAAAGTCTTGTGCTGATATTAATTCACGAGATGATACAATGGCAAACGCTTGCTGTGCTAGATCACCAGCAAGACTCGTAGCAGCGTTCTGGGCGCCATGTCTTCCGGGGAGTAGACGAATGTTTGAAATCGTGTTCGTGTGCGATGTATTATTAAGCCGGTGGACACACTGACGAGCTAACATCCCAGCTAAACGATATGAATTAGAACGTATAGCGTCAGCTAGGAACAAATGTGCGTCACGAGCGCCGGCTCGAGCACAATCGTAAATAGCCATTACGACAATATACCATGCTGTTCCGGCCATTATATCTCGATAAGGACAGTGATTGAATTCTTTTAGATCAATAAGTTCCGCTGGAAGTACAATTGACGACGGTTTGAGTTCTCGTAAGCTCCGAAGGTCAGATCGACTTATCCAACAGTTGAATATAAGACAGCGGTTTGAAAGTTCAGAAAGTTTGTAGTGTGGTGCGATGGTCGTAGGTGGAGTGAGTGGTACTTCACGGAACTGCAATACGTCTGTATAACATAGCTTATTCGCAATGTACTTAGGCCACTGAATGAGTTTCTCGTCTGCTGATACCCTGTCATCCGGTAGTGCTTCGGGATTCGGTGGTACTTTCAGTCCTATATCACGTGGTGTTGAAATTGCTCCCAGAGCCATCACTTGATACACACTTGTAAGTAAAAGAAAGAATTCCTGAAAGACTAGAGGATAATCCGATTCCCCTCCTGATAAAACCCCTGCATTGTCAGTGCAGAACGTTAAATGAGTTGGGACGGTACGCGACCCGAGGACAGAGAACAATCGTGTTGTGATTTCGTTGTGACGATGTGCAGCGACTCCTCCGTACGAGGTAGGGAGGATGCTGGTCAGTACAGGCAAATTCCATGGGCAGCGACTCCGGATTATATCGTCAATTATTCTTTCTAACCCGTCGCGCGCGCCAAGTTCTGATGCGGTTAACACGAGCGCTTTCAAGTCTGAAAATGTGGACGACGTGGATGTTATTTTGAATCCGTGGTCGCTTACTTTTTGCTTCGTTTGGGTTCAAAATTAGGCGGGTATTGTCCGATGGAAGTTGTAATAGTTTCAAGCGGGGAACGTGTGGAGGCTGAGATCGTGTCATAATTGGCGAGATCGGTTGTTAGTTCGAAGTCAAGGGGGCAGTAAACACCTATGTTTTCATGCTTAACAGTTTCGCCCCAAAATCCCCGTAACACGCTACAGAGCTCGAAGGTACTACGCTTCTCAATGTGATGACTAGGAATTCGTCGTGCAAGATCATACCGTTTACGAATGTTCTTGAGTAAAGTTATGTTTCCTGACGTAACATCACGCACGAAGTTCGGGTTCCCGGTTAAAGACGTGATTGTTCGTGTCATCGTGAATCTCGAGATCATTGCATCACGTACTCCAGCAGGACTATATGAGTAAATGTCAGACATAATTTGCGGGTAAAGCGGTGATGATTTGGATAGTGTTTCAAGGAGTGTTTTACCTGATTGTTCTGTCACCGACTGAATGATCTGATATATCTCTTTATTTCGAGTTAGTCCTGGGAGTGCGCGTTCGACAGCATTTTTGACTAGTCGACTTTGATCCACGGGACGAATGATAGGAATTGATTTTGGATCGAGAATCAATTTAGTCAAATCCGGCGTATCAGGCGTGTAGTGTCTATCGGCAAGTAGCTTCAAGTCGTTTCCAAGCACTCTACATACACTCGTCAGCCGTTTCACAGCACTTACGTCCCAGCTAAGGTCGTCCACTTCGCCTTTCATAAAGATTCGTCCCCATGACTGATGTGGCAGTCCACCCAACGATCCTGGCAGCAGAGTTGCAAAGGTGAAAACATCCAAACTGCTTTTCAAATTGTTGAGATGTGACCATTCTGACCGATGTACAAGGCTGTTTCGTCGGAGTGAGAGAAGCTGAGCAAACTTGAAACTCCTCCAAAAAAGGGCGATAGCTGTTTTATAAACGTTGTCTGCACACGCGATTGCCGTAGCATTTACAGCAGATACTTCTTTTGAGAGAGAAGGAATGTCGGAATCAGAAACCGATAAAGTACGAGACGCAAACTTCAGATTATAAAGAACGTGAACGCCTTTGACATATATTTCTTTGCTGTATGTCAGGACCGTGGATGAATCGATACATTCCTCAGGTTTAACTTCTTGGTTTAGGTAGAAACACCTAACTTCCATTACGGATAAGAGTTTACGCAAGGCGTCGGGTACCTCGTTCTCGTGAACGTCGAATCTGATCGTGAAGATTTGATTGTCGCCTTGTCCAGCCATTATGAACGAAGCATTCATTCCATAGAACACAACGTACATCATGCAAATAGTGAATATTGTCCAAATCTTTTGTTGAATTCCTTCGAACCCGCCGAGATGGACTCCGCGCCAAAGTAATGGTCCAACAGGCCATTGACTGACTGGTATATTAGGACGAGCACCTTCGGGTAGTTCGTGCTTGTCGGCGAGTACGATAGTTGACTTCGTAAAGAATTCATGCGCTTGGCTGAACACTCCCGGAAGACCAAATATGTCTTCTAAAATCTCTGCGATTGGATTAACTGTCTCTTTACGCATTCGCAAGTTCCATCGTGAAAAATCGACTTCTGCAAAGGTAGTACGCCGTCCGTCGTCGCTTGGTTTGACCATATTGTACATTCGTTTCTTCGTGTCAGCGGCTGACATAGTCATAGTTTGTTGTGGCATATAGTGCGACATGAAGTGTTCGCCTAGATTGTATTCTGTCAAAGTAAAAAACGTGCGAACTTCATACGGAAGTTTGCAGAAACACCTCGCTGCATTCTTAAGCTCTCTTTCCTTTTGAGTAAGTTCGACAATGTACTCATCGTCCTTAAACTTTCCATGGCGTAGACGATCGACTAAGTCACGAGTACTGAAATGCTCGGTGGAAATGATTTTGGCTAGTAGTCTTCGTTCATTTGACTGCGGACCTCCGAACCAGAATTCGCCAGTAGCTTTGACTCCTGGAGAGATTGCCTTGTCATCCAAAAACTTGAGATAATCGTCGGAATAGTCGAATTCAATGAACTTATCAAAAACTATCGCGTCCAGTTCGTAAAGCGGATACGAGTTGAGTGGTAAACTCGTGACATGATTGTTCATGTGGCGTCGAAGGTCACTCCCCAGCGGAGGGTAACAAACCAGTTTAGGCCATGTTTGATGTTTGGTGAGATACCCGCTGAGAACAATGTGCTTGAACATTCTTACCGATTGCCGTATGTGATAAGGTCGATGGGTTCCTTTCGGAAGAGCTTCATTTCTAACCGCTTCTGCAGATTTTTTCGGATAAACTATCGGATGTCCAGATACTTTAATCAATCCGAAAAGCTCAGCAGCGTCGTTTATGTCAGTTGTGGATCGGGCTATTATGTCAAGTTCGTCACAAAGGGGTGTTTCAGTAGTCTTCGTGAGTTTCCTTTCTTTCGCTCGCAATTTATCCATGGTTCGATCGTAAGATGAGTACGGAAGAATATCTCCTTCAGTTATTGTGTTAAGGCGTGCCTTAAACACGGACTCGGGTCCTTTCACCAGTTCGTAACCGTCGTTGTCATATAAGACGATACATCGCTCTTGCCAGTACAAAAGAGTATCAACGAGCATAGGGAGGGAACCCGTTCCAGTGTGAAAACCAACATGAAGTGCAGACATCAAGTTGTGTCGTGCCATTGTAGAATCCTGCATTAGTTGCAGCTGTTCATAAGTCGCTAATCTCCACGAGTCGAGTTCTGGCGCACGAATCAATGAGAACCCAGATCCGTTTATAATCTTGAGGCGTCCCATCTCATGTTTTTCATTGCGAAATCTGTGAGTATAATCGTTACGATAGAGTTCCACAATACGATCCCAGAGTTCAGCGCGAGCGTATGTCTTTGCCATATCTCCGTTTGAATACTCGGGAACGTCGAGTTGTTTCCGGAGACGATTCACTTCCTTCGGCTTGCATACGTCAGATATGAATCGCAGGTACTGTCCGAGTTCGATCTTGTAGACTTCTCGAGCGTAAGCATAGTCCGTCGAGAGGTCGCTAGTCTTTGACGTGCTATGTTTCCACAAAGTCGGATAGTCACGAGGTGTTAATAGTTTCGGCATCACCTTACAGTAATCAAGCATACGAAGGAACTGTTTCATTGGTTTTTCAATGCTGCTATAGGAGCGACTGACATCTTCTCGAATATAATTGACCACTGTGAATTCTCGACGACGAGATGTGCGTGGATCATTATAACGGATTCCTGTATCCTTGAGAGCTTCAGTCGTAAGAGTCAGCAGGCGTGTTGACAGCCCATTTGTAATTGGTGACGATAGTCGTTTCTCGGGCGTTAGGATGTTACGTTCCTCGTACTCACCTTCGTC